TTAGTCAGCAGCGGTTGCCGCTTGTCCAGTAAAGTTTTGATTCAATAAAGTTATGATTTGGTCAAATGACTTACCCTTAAGAGTAGCGCTGGATAGACCAGCACCCAAACGAGCCAGCGCGGTGGTATTGCCTAAATAAGCCTTTGATAGAGCAGCGGTTACGCTTTCGAGGTCTTTGCCAGTTCCTGCAGATACATCTAAAGCAGTTTGAAGCAGTGCTTGGCTCTTTGTAGCATCGCCAGTAGCGACTACTAATTGGCTAAACGCTGGACGAAGCTTGTCGTCTAGAACGCCATAAAGGGTTTCTGTCTTCTTGATATAAGACTCAACCATATCGGTTGCGTAACCTTGATTAACATTTTCTAAAGTCTTAGCAAGGACGGCAGCAGCCTTTTGGTCTTGCGCAAATGCTTTGACTGAGTCTTTAGCAAACTGGGCTATTTTGTAAGCAGAAAACGCACCAGCAAGTCGCTTGCCTAATTTATCTACTGCCTTGTCGAGAGAATTGGTTGCTTTCTCGGCGTCGGTAAATGCTTTGCGACCAATAAATTCGGAAGCAATATCTATGCGTAAATTAGACAATTGTTGCTCCTCTAAAGTTTCTAGCCGCCTTTTCTATGGCGCGGATTACTCCATCTTGGGCTTTACCCTCGTTCTCCTCATAAGCACGGAACATGGCTCGGCCTTGCATCTTGTCTTTACCAACCATCTTTGATGGATACTTGGCTTCGAGGTTACGGACAAATACTGAATTAGAGTTCTTACGCCCTGCGGTTTCATAAATAGCGCCACCAGCAGTCTTGTTGAAAATAGACGCTAAAGCGCGAAAACCACGACGATTAGCCTTGCTTGGAGTGGTCTTATAGGTAATGCCACGTTTGGCCAAAGCAAAGTTATAAGCAGGGAAGCGATTAGTTTCTTTAGCATTCTTAATAGACCAATTAGAAATAATAGATCCATCGTTAGGCAGAAAGCCCCTAGCCTCTCGGACTACGGGCTTTAGAAACGATGCCATTTCTCGCTGAACTTCTTTAGACAGGTCAGGCTCAAACTTGCGCAAAGCTTTTCTAAGAGCGATTGCGCCCTCTAGCTTTACTGCCATCTTCCAACCTCTTACTTCTGTCTTTGAAATATGCCATTATTGCGTCCAGCATATCTTTGTCTAATTCTAATAACTGCTGTGGCGCGATACCTGTCTCAATCGCGATAGCCGCGATGTTGTAATGGACAGTATCACGCGTTAGCCATTTGGGTTTTGAATAGACTCCACTTCAACACTTTCAAGCGTTTCCAAGAAATCTTGTCCAAATGGTTTTACGGCTACGCCAGCTCTACGCAGACATTCCCAAGCAAGCCAATAAACATCTGACTGCTTCTCGTCTTCTAGGAATGCCTTGCGTAGGCCTTTCTTCGCGTATTGTTCGAATGCAAACTCAATAACAGGCGTAATCTTGTAAGTCTCGGTTTCGCCTGAAACCCTTGTTACTTTAAGTTGTAGCATTGTTAAGCCCTTTCGCTATTTAATTAGAATGTGCCAGTTGTAGTTACTACTGTAGCGCCGTTAATTGTGAAAGTGATGTCCTGTGTAGCGATATCACCTGTAGCGCCGTTAATATCTGTGGTTTTATTAACCAAGATAGAGAATGTGTAAAGTGGGTTTGTAGCTGAAACTGCTGTTCCCTTATCCTGAAGCAAAACTGCGGTAACAGTTGTTCCCCATGCTGCCTGAAGTGTCTGAAGCACTGAAGCAGTAGCGGTGTCGTTTAGGAATGAGATAGTTACTGAAGAAGCTTCTAATCCCTTAACGAACTTGTGTGCGGTGTCGCCCATAGCTGTTACTTCAAGTTCATCGAAGTTACGGTTTAGGGTTACTGCGGTAACGTGGTCGCTAAGATCTACAGAGTTAATCTTAACGCCGACTTTATTGTTTAGAAAAACAGCCATCTGTTATTCCTCATCTTTCTTAGCGGTTGGTTTTTTAGGTTCTTCGGTAATTTGACCAATCTTCTTCAGAAAAGCCAAATCTTCTTCGCTCATGGTCATATTAACTCCAAGAAGTAGTAAAGGTTAGTGGAACTTCGCTACTCAACATCTGCCCTGCGTCCACTGGTAGAACCGATGGAGCAGAGAAGTTGCCGATGCGAAAATGTAAATTGGAAGCCTGTGAGAGCTTCAGAAACGCTTGGGTGATAAAAGTTTCGATATTTCCCAAGTTACCCTGATTATCGAATAAAGGAACAATAAGAGTCATCTTAAAGTTCACTTCAGTAGCGACATTAAAATTGTTGTTAGTCGGTGAGATGTAAGGATCATCTGGACTGATAATAATTGAATTAGCCAGCGGTGAAGCAGGTGGATAGGAAAACACCTGCCACACCGTTGGGTTCTCTAACGCAGTCGCGATTTCTTGTCTAAGGGTTGCTACGGACATTAACCCACCATGCCGCGAGGCGATAGATAAGGCGCAAGCAAACCACGAACGCGAGATAACAGAGAGTTACCCATGCGGTAAGGAGATGGTGAAAAATCAGGTGATACGCCGCCAGCGTTAGACTGCTGACGCGCTTGCCAAATGTCAATAGCAATCATTAGCGCAGCTTGACGGACTAAAGGTTCTTCTGCGTAATCAGCATCGGTGGCTGGAGAAACTTTAACTTTTCCGTAAGGAACGATTAAGTGATAGTTATTATCGTCTTTGTTGGTTGTCCACTGGATCATTGAATAGCCAGCAGGGAAGTTGTAACGAGTATAAGGCAAAAAGCCAAACCAGTTGAAAGATAGAGAACCGCTCGACCATGGATAAGTGCCTACGACTTCATGGTTGCCGTTGTAGTCGCTGCCACAGCCAGTAATAATTACATCTTGGCCAGTAGCGATAGGTAGTGGAGCAGATAGGACTGCGGTTGCATAACCGCCATAAATAGAAACACCGACGATAGGGTATTCGTTAAACCAAAGTTGCTTCTGAATTAAGTCCGTAGAAGCTTGGCAAACGCTCTCAATATCTGCATCATCATATAATTCTTGGATACCAATAGCAGAGCGCACTTCCGCGACTGTTACATAATCTGCCATTTGTAATCCTTTCTTTAGGGAGTTACCCCAGCGGCAGGGCTTCTAACCGCTGGGGACTCCGACTTATTAACCTATTAAGCTAGGTTGAACTTGCGAACACCTGCTGGGATAAGAACCTTACCCGCGCCGTATCCGTAAATAGATGTCTGTAGAACCATGTTGCCAGTTGCGTCAGCGACGTGATTTACAGAGAAGTTTGCTACTGGTGACTCCCACCACATAGCTGTTTCAGGTGCAATCATGAACATTGAGTTATCATCAAGACCTGTTGAAGTTCCTGTGATGAACTTGTCCACATAAACATCAAGACCAAGAGCAGAACCCTTAATAGATGTCGGGATAACCTGACCAGCAGCGTTAAACTGTGGTGAAGCTAGTGTGTAAAGTGGGCGACCTGTTGTATCAGCATAAGACTGAAGCTTTGACCACCACTGAGGAGAAATCGCAAGGTTAGATGCGAAGTATGAAGATCCGCTGTAAGCAGATGCTGACTCAGTTGCTACGAAGCCTTGGAAGTCTGCTGCTGTAACGCCTGCAACTGCAGCTGAAGCTGTGCCGCCTGCTGTAAGAACAGAAACCATGTATTCATCAGTTGCCTTAGCGTAAGCGCGCTGCAACTGAATTGCTAACTGGTCGAAGAAGACAGGGTCTGAACGCTCTAGAAGTTCTAGAGTGATAACTTGCTGACCAGCGAACTTCTTAACAGAAACTGACTCATACGCTGAGGTCATACCTGTTGAAGATGGTGCTACGTCTTCTGCTGTTTCTGCCACTGTTGGAGCGACTGAAGAACCGCCACCAGCTGAAGTAACAAGAGATGGAATGTTGATAGTCATACCTGAAGCAGGTAGAGCAGCCTTTGAAACCGCGTCAATTGTTGAGCGACCAAAGTTGGTGTTAGATACGAAATTGTTTAGATACTGAATTGGGTTAAACGCTGGGTTTGTTGTTCCAATTGAGTCGGTTGCAGCTGTTAGGTTAGCTGGGTCTTTTGCTGCTGCGATCCATTCAGCAGACTCGCGGTTGCCTGCGGCAGCCTTAAGTTCATGCTCAATCCACTTGCCAGCAGATGTAATTCCGTGGCGAACTGTTGTGGTGATGTATGGAGTCGCCGCTGCCTTAATGGTTGGACGTGAGGCATCTTCTGTCTTTGCTGCCTCTGTCGCGGCTGGAGTGGTGTCTTCCACTTGTGCCTCACTTTCGGTTTTGGTTTCCTCTGAAACTTCTGTTTCAGAAACTTCTTCAGCAACTTCTTCGGTTGCTTCTTCTGCTGCAACGTCTACGACGCGAGCGTTATCAAATGCAGGAGACTCAACGAGTGAGACTTCCTTAAGTAATGCGGCCTTAACAATTAAGACGCCGTCTTTGCGCTCTGAAGCGCGGATAACATCAACGCCTACTGAAAGACCATCGAGGATACCCTCGGAAGCTTTAATTAAGTAGTTTTCGCCGTCATTAGATGCAGAAACTTTGAATACGCCATTCATGCCTGTTTCTGTTTCTGTAATTGACTGAGCGCGGCCAATAACGCCAGAAGCGGTTGCTTGGTGTTGTGCTAGTAGTTTTACCTTTGAAAGGTTAGGGATTTGAATTGAACCCTTTTCGAAAATTACCTTACCTGCTGAGGTATTTCCAATTTCACCAAAAGGAACAATCTGTCCAGCGATGATGCGGCGCTGAGAGTCCGCTGCTTCAATCGAAGCACTAAACGTCAAGTGGTTCTTCAACTTCATTATCTCCATCTGGTGTTAGGTCTTCCATTTCCTTAGCCTGATTAACGTCAATTAGGCCAAGAGTTAGAAGCTTCTCGATTACGTTTAGGCGTTCCATAGGATCTGCCTTAAGGTAAGTATCATCAACAGCAAAGCGAACCATTTGGGTTCGTGGTGTTAAATCTTCCATAGATAAACGAGACTGAATTGCCTCGATATATGGATAAAGCGTATAAGTTAAGAAATCTTTGCGAGCATCTAAAACGTTCTGGTAAGTGTTTGACTTTAACTGCTCTGCGTCAATCATGTCGGTAGGAACGTTCATCGCACGGGCGATTTGTGTTGCTAAATACTGCGCTGACTCGTTATAGGTCATGTCCTTAGGACTAAATGACGTAGGGACGTAATCTAACGTTTGTGTTAGATACGCAGTAGCGCGATTTTGACGCGCATTTTTCCAAGTGTTCAAAAGGCCTTGAACCTTGTCGTCTGGCAAATCTGCGCCATTGTTCTTAATGTAACCTGACGGCTGCGGTGTTGCAGTTGCTACGTTAGTCGCTAGGTCGATGTCGATAGCAGACTTAATTGTGCGAGCTGCACGAAGTAATAAACCTTGATCTAAATGTTGAAATGTAATTAACGAGCCAAGTCCTTCCATTGGAACTTTCTCGTTGTTAATCATGTAATAATCAACAGTGGTGTTGTATTGGTCAAGCTTTACAGTTACGCGGTCATTCTGAATCCACTCGAAACGAGCAGGACGCCCGTCATCTGCATAAACTTCTGTAACGCGCCAATAAGCAACTCCGTAGAAAATTAGTGAATCAACAGTCCAAGCAATTGTATTTGCTAATGGAGAGCGCTTATCTGGCTGACGTAGCCAAAGTGGTGATGGTAATTCTTCGCCAGTGGTGCGGTCATAAAGTTCTAAAGGAATTCCTGCAATAGTGCCAGCGATTAGGTTACGGCAATTAGCAACAGCAGGGACAGACATTGCTTGAAGACGATTAACGCTATTCGCGTAATTGTTCCAACCACCTAAGCCATATGATCCGTAAAGCTGGCCATAAGGTGCATCGAAGACCGCAGGAGCGACCTGTGCAGTAATTCGGGTTGCTGGAACGTTTGATGCTTCTACCTTATATTGCGGCACGAATCTATCCAGAAAACCCATATATAAAATTATACAGGAAGATTACGTCAAATAGCGATAATGTTAGGCGTTGCTTGTGGTTTCGTCAATTCCCAAACACACATACTAGCGCTGATAGCTCCCGCCACTGACCCAGCAGATTTGCGTCTTACGATACGCCACCCAGCATCGTTGGTTTTCATAGCGCAGTTATTCATATGAGCAACGAATTCCTTTTGCCCTGAATGAACAACTCGGTTATTCACTAAAGCTTCTGCCATGTCCGCGCAGGCCTGATAGAAATGCTGGCCAGAGCAATCTTCAACCATAGCGCCGTTATTTTGTAATCTCTGGGCGATAGTCGCGGTGGCGTATTTGTCGTAAAGTATCTTTTGTGGGTGGTATTTCTTAACCCAAGCCATAATGCCGTCGGCCATTTTGAGTTCGTCAATACCGATTTCAGAAGTCCAAAGTTCCATAATTCCTAAGCCTATTTTGCCGTTTGGTAAGAGCATTCCTGCTACCAAAGCGCCATCTCGCTTACTAGGGCTTACGTCAATAGCAAAGACTGTCGGTAGGCCAACTGGTAACTCTAAATCTGGATCAGTTGTAGCCTCGATAGTGCCGTTAGCCCAAGGACTAACAAGAGAGTCAATCCAAGAGCAAAGAACTTCCGTTCTGGTCGCTTCCACTGGGTTAGTCGCAACTGCTTCTGCGATGACGTCTTCTGTAATCGTTTGACCCAGTGCAGGATTAGCCAAATACCAGTTTTTCTTGTCCCAGATATCACAGCCTTGTGGAGCGCTATATTCATACCATGCAAACGTAGGCGATGGGTAAGAGAGCGCTCTTTCGCGTAGGTCATTAAGGACTTGACTGAACGCGTCGCCAGCGTTTGACGTAACGAGCGTTTGAGCATTAGGTCTTGCTCTAGTAACTGGACGAGCAGCTGTCCATGCTTCGAGAGTAACTTCTCGTAACTCGTCAATAAACAGTAAGTCAGCAGTCTTGCCGCGAGAACCATCACGCGTAGCAGCAACGATTTCATATCTTCCACCATTCTTAAAAGTAATCATTTCTTGTCCGTTAGCAAGACGTG